CTGAGCGAGGTCATCCCTCATTGCGGTGTGTTAGGAGGTTGACAGTATGCGTTGTATGACACGAAACAAGTGCGAGTTTCATTATGCGTTGTACTCCAACAGAACTGAAATCACGGATGAATACGGAAATGCTACAGGCGAATACGAGGTCGAATACACCGACCCTGTAAAAGCCCTCGGTAACATTTCTGCGGCACGAGGTGAAATTCAGAGCCGACAGTTCGGTGAGAGCGAAACCTACGATAAGGTTATCGTCTTAGAAAATCCGAACACAGAGATTGATGAATACACAATCCTGTGGGTTGACTCTACTCCTCACCTCAATGCTGATGGCACACTCGTTCTAAATAATGATGGTACGGTTGAAACCCCTCACGATTACATTGTCAAAAAGGTGGCTCGTAGTCTTAACTGCGTGTCGATTGCGATAAGCAAGGTGACAGTTCGATGAGTAAAAAGGTTATCAGGTTTGGTCTGAACACGAAAGACATTAACAGGGCTATTCGTGAATTGCAGGAGTTCAAGCAGGATTTCTTGGAAAAAGTCGATACCTACCGAAAAAGAATTGCTGAGGAGATAGCGGTGAATGCTTCGATGCTCTTTGCAAATTCTGTTGTGGACGATGTTATTCAGGGTAGCCCTCGCAGACCTGATGTACAGGTTACAGTCGATGAACGTGGGGGAATTTCAGTTGTGGTTGCCAACGGCGAGGATGCCGTTTGGTGTGAGTTTGGAGCAGGTGTGTATCACAACGGCTCAGTCGGTAGTTCACCTAACCCTTTTGGTACTGACCTCGGTTTGACCATCGGCAGTTACGGCAAGGGTCACGGTAAACAATCCGCTTGGGGTTATTACGATGAGGATGGCAATTTGGTCATCACTCGTGGTACTCCGGCATCAATGCCTATGTACAATGCTGTACAGGAGGTTGCAAGAAAATCCGTAGAGATTGCAAGGGAGGTATTCGGATGATTGATATTGAAAGCGAGATATTCAGTAAGGTATCTGCGGCGGTCAGGGCCGCTTATCCGAACATCTATATGGTCGGTGAGTATGTCAATGCTCCGTCAAAGTTCCCCTGCGTATCTCTCGTTGAAATGGATAATCAGTCATATCAGCGTACCGAGGATAGTGGCAGTTCTGAAAACCACGCTTCGGTTATGTATGAAATGAATGTTTATTCCAATAAGAGTGTTGGTAAAAAGTCTGAATGTAAGGCGATAGCCACACTCATTGACGAGCAAATGATGGCACTTGGGTTTGCTCGTACTATGTTACAGCCCATCCCCAATATGGATGATGCTACCATATACCGAATGGTTGGTCGGTATAGTGCCGTAATCTCAAAGAATAAAGAAATTTTTAGGAGGTAATGTTCTATGGCATCGAGTTCTTTTAAGACCTTTTTGATGAAAAAGGGTGCAGGCGATACTTATGAAAAGTTGGTTGACATCAAGGATTTCCCCGACCTCGGCGGTAGTCCTGAGATGCTTGAAACCACTACTCTCTCTGACCCTATGCAGACCTATGTAGAGGGTATTCAGAGTCAGGATGCTCTTGAGTTCACCATCAATTACGAACTTGCAAAGTACAAGGAGTTGGTTGGACTCAAAGGTGTTGAAACCGATTTCGCTGTTTGGTTTGGCGGCGATGAGCAGGGCAACACTATCACTCCCACAGGTGCTGAGGGTAAGTTCAATTTCAAGGGCTATCTCAGCGTGAGAGTTGTCGGCAAGGGTACGAATGAGGTTAAGGAAGCAGTTGTTTCCATCGCTCCCTCTACTCCCATTGCTATTGGCGAATAATTTTCGGAGGTAATATTTTATGAGCAAACAGTTGAGATTTACTTATCAGGACAAGGACTATTGTCTTGAATACACTCGCAAGAGTGTTGAAATTATGGAAAGAAATGGTTTTGTGGCATCCGACATCAAGGATAAGCCTATGACCACTCTCCCGGCACTCTTTGCAGGTGCGTTCCTTGCTAATCATCGTTTCGTGAAGCAGGAGGTCATTGATGCAATCTACGCTAAGATGACCAACAAGCAGGAACTCATTGGCAAGTTGGCTGAGATGTACAATGAGCCGATTATGACCCTCATTGATGAGCCTGAGGAAGCCGAGGGAAACTTGGATTGGACGGCGAGTTGGTAAGTGGCTCACTGTCTGCCCCTGAGGGGAGTGAGCCTAAAAACTCGCTCCCCTCTTTCACTTACACGCAAAAGTTCAAGGAGTTGTTTCCTTACTACTTAGCACTCGGTATGTCACCTGACGAATATTGGAGAGGTGACCCTGAATTAGCGAGAGATTATCGGAAAGCGGAGGAAATCCGCAACGAAAAGAGAAATCAAGAGTTGTGGCTACAAGGAATGTATTTCTATGAAGCCCTGTGTGATGCTTCTCCGATTTTCCACGATTTTGCGAAAAAGGGTACGAAACCTGCTCCTTATCCCTCACATCCTTACTCTTTGACCGCTAAGCAAATCGAGGAGGAAAAGGTTGAGAATGAGCGTAAGGTGAGCGAAAAGGGCAAGAAATTGATGGAAGCATTGATGGCGGCCACTAACGCTAAGTTCAAGGAGAAAACTCAGGAATAAGAAACAAGGAGGTGAGTGCAATGTCCACTACAATCGAGTCTTTGGAATTAGAGGTACTACAAAACTCGCAGAGTGCGGTGAGCGGTTTGGATGCCCTTACTGATACTCTTGAAAAATTGAAAAAGGCTACGAGTGGCGGTGTTGGTCTAACTTCGGTAACGAAACAGGTTAAGGCACTTGGTGATGCGGCTAAGGGAGTTGACTCCGGCTCTGTGAACAATTTGAATGGTCTGACAAAGGCAATTCAAACCCTGTCTAACTTGGGCGGTGTCAAATTATCCTCTACCATAGCGACACAAATTTCCGCTATCGGTACATCCGCTAAGGCTCTTAATGGTGTGAGTTTTGCACCTATCTCTGACCTTGCAAATTCCTTACAGCCCCTTAGTGCTATCGGAAAGATAAATCTTGGCTCGACTGTAAATCAGTTGAACAGAATACCTGAGGTAGCATCAAAACTACAGTCGGCTGATATGAGTGGATTTGCTTCTAAAATCAGGGAGTTAGTCACGGCATTACAGCCTTTATCTGAGATGCCGAAACAGACAATATCCTCCACTCTTACTCAGATTAAGAAAATCCCTGAAATCTTTGCAGGATTGCAGTCCGTTGATATGGGTGCGTTCTCTACAAAGATTAAGGAGTTGGCTACGGCACTCAAGCCGTTGGCTGACGAAATGAACAAGGTTGCCGCAGGATTTTCCGCTTTCCCTGCGAAAATTCAAAAACTGCTTAACAGCACGAATGGTCTTGCGGCGGCGAACAACAAAGCATCCGGCTCTTACATCAATCTCTACGCTAAGTTGAAAATGGCAATCTCTGCCGTGAAAACCGTGGCTACAAAGATTGCATCCTGTATTACAGAGATGAATAACTACATAGAGAATGTAAACCTCTTTACTGCATCTATGGGTCAGTATGCAGGGGCCGCACAGGAATACGCAGAACAAGTCGGTGAGTTGATGGGTATTGACCCCGGTGAGTGGATGCGTAATCAAGGTGTGTTTATGACACTTGCGACAGGCTTTGGTGTTGCGAGTGACAGAGCGTATCTGATGAGTAAAAACCTAACTCAGTTGGGTTACGACCTCTCCTCGTTCTTTAATATCAGTTACGAGGATGCAATGCAGAAATTGCAGTCCGGCTTGTCAGGCGAACTTGAGCCGCTCCGTAGGCTTGGTTATGACTTATCTCAGGCTAAGTTACAGGCTGTAGCCCTAAGTCTTGGAATTGATAAAACAATCTCAAGTATGACACAGGCTGAAAAGGCTCAGTTGCGTTACTACGCTATTATGACACAGGTAACTACGGCACAGGGTGATATGGCTCGTACATTGAACGCTCCTGCCAATCAGTTACGAATTTTCAAAGCACAGGTTACACAGGCGGCTCGTGCTGTCGGCTCTATCTTTATTCCTGCTCTTAACGCTATCCTGCCTTACGCTATCGCAGGTGCTAAGGTAATTCGCTACCTCGCAGGTGCTATCGCAAGTCTGTTCGGATTTGAGATGCCTGAGGTCGATTACTCCGGCATTGATACTGTGGTAGGCGGTGCAGAGGATGCTACAGGAGCGTTGGATGATGCGGCTGACTCAGCAAAGAAATTGAAATCCTATATGCTCGGATTTGATGAACTCAATGTCATCAATCCTAATGAGGGTGGCTCGGCTATCGAGGATGCTCTCGGCGGTGGAGAGTTTGATTTTGAGTTGCCTACTTACGATTTCATCACGGATGCTACAGAGAGTCGTGTAAATCAGATTGTCGAGGATATGAAAGAATGGCTCGGCATCACAGGCGAGATTAACTCTTGGTCTGACCTTATGAATACACGTTTCGGCAATATTCTCACCACAGTCGGTCTGATAGGTGCAGGTATCGCCGCTTGGAAAGTCACTAAGGCATTTATTGATGCAATCGTTACGCTCAAGGCTCTTTTGGCGAGTCCGTCCTATGCAATTTCTATCGGTGTAATTCTCACGTTGACAGGATTTACGATAGAGTTCTCCGGCTTAAAGGATGCCGTACAAAACGGACTTGAGGGCTTTAACTTTGCGGAAATCGTGTCAGGCGGTATCATCGGTACAGGTGGTACAGCACTACTCGGCTCAAAGTTGGCGGCTTGGATAAGCACCACCTTTGCAGGTAGTAAGGTTGCAGGAGCGTTAGCAACGGCGGCCACAAACTTGGGAGTAGGTACGGCAGGTGCCGCAGGTGCCGCTATCGGTGCAGGTGCAGGTGGTATTATCGCAGGTATTCCTGCTATGATTGTCGGCATTTATGATGCTATCGTAGATGGCTTAGATTGGATGAACGGATTGCTCGTGGGTGCAGGTGCTACTGCGGCAGGTGCAGGTATCGGTGCTATCATCGGTGCTTGTGGCGGCCCTATCGGTGCAGGTATCGGAGCGTTGATTGGTTTGGCAGTCGGCTTAGTCACAGACGGCATCATCTTGATTGTTCAGCAATGGGATGTAATTTCCAAATTCTTTACAGAAACAATCCCCGGATGGTGGGATAGCCTTTGTAAATGGGTTAAGAACATTCCTAAGAATATCAAGAAATGGTTTCAAAATCTGTCTAAGGACATCGACAAGTGGTTTGATGACCTATGGCAACCGATAAAGGACTACGATTGGTCAGGACTCGGATATGACATCGGACAATGGTTTGGTAATGCTTGGGTTACGGCGGTTGACTTTATCACCGTGAAAGTGCCTGAGTGGTTTAAGAGCGTATGGGAAACAATCACCTCTGCGTTCAAAACATTCTTTACCGAAACCCTACCGACATTTTTCCTTGAAACCTTACCTAATTGTGTTCAGAAAATCGCTAACTTTTTCAAGGAATTGCCCGGAAAGATTTGGGAAGCAATCAAGAGTGCGTGGAGTACCCTCGTTGACATCGGTAAGTCTATTATTGATGGTATTTGGGAGGGCTTACAAACTGTATGGACTGCTATCACAGATTTTATCGGCGGTTTCGTTCAGGGCTTTAAGGATGCACTCGGTATTCACTCTCCGTCCACCGTGTTTGCTGAGATAGGCGGTTTCCTCATCGAGGGTCTGTTCGGCGGTATGCTTGAGTGGCTCGGTACAATCGGTGATTGGTGTAAGACCCACATCGTAGAGCCGTTCAACAAGGCAATGGATGGTGTGTTGACTTTCACAGTCAATGTCATCAACGATGCTAAACAATGGTGGAGCAACGTCAAGTCTTGGTGGGCTGAAAAAGCGGCGGCAGGTCTTGATGCGGCGGTCAAACTCGTTAAGAGCGGTTGGACATCGCTCACAACGTGGATTGGTAACGCAGTCGATGTTAGTATTTCGCTACTCAGAAAGGGTTGGAGTACAATCAGTTCTTGGGTCGGCACAGCAGTTGATGTTAGCATCTCGCTTGTTAAAAAAGCGTGGTCGAGCATCTCCTCTTTCGTAGGTACGGCTGTATCGGTTAGCATCTCGCTACTTAAAAACGCTTGGACTACGATTACTGCTTTTGTAGGCAATGCCGTGAGCGTTGCAGTCAGCATCTTTAAGAGCGGATGGTCAACGATTTCTAACTTTGTCGGTACGGCTGTTTCGGCGGCTGTGTCGCTGACAAAGAAAGGTTGGTCGAGCATCTCCTCTTTCGTAGGTACGGCTGTATCGGTTAGCATCTCGCTTATTAAGAGTGGATGGACGAGCGTGACGAGTTGGCTCGGTAGCCTTACCGCTTCGCTGAAAATCACTTTACCGAGAATTAGGGTTAAATGGAGTAGCGTAGAGGTACTCGGTGCAACGGTGAAATATCCCTCAGGTTTTGAGTGCTACGCTAAGGGCGGTTTCCCTGATTTCGGTCAGATGTTTATCGCAAGAGAGGCAGGACCGGAGTTAGTCGGTAACATCGGAAGCAGAAACGCTGTCGTAAACAATGACCAAATCGTTGAGTCTGTTTCGGCAGGTGTATATCAGGCAGTTCTCGCCGCACTCGGTGGCAATGGTGATGACGATGGTAGCGATACCAAAATCATTATCAACCTCGATGGTGAGAAAATCTACGAAAATCAGCAGAAAATTGCTCGTAATCGTGGTTATAACTTGGGAATGGGGGTGTTTAGTTTTGGCTAATGGATTTATCTACATCAACGATATGGCTTTTCCTTATCCTGACAAGGATAGCGGATTGCAGACTGTTGCTACGCTCGTCAATAGTGCGAGAACGGCAGACGGAGTGATGCGTGGTGAAAAGATAGGTCGTGACCAATCTAAAATCGAACTTATGTGGAATGTTCTCACTCCTGAGAAATGGAGTCAGATGCTCCAACAGTTTGAGGATTTCACCTTTACCATTCGGTACATTGATATGGTTACAAACGATTGGGTGACTCGCAGATTTTATGTGGGTGACCGCTCGGCAAAGCCATTCCTCATTGACCCGGAAACCAACCGACCTAAGTATTATGTGCAATGCAAAGCGAATGTTGTGGATGTCGGAGAGTGAGGTGAGCAATTATGAAAGTCGTGTCTAACAAGTACAAAGAAACGATGGGAATGGTTGTTCGCCCTACCTCCCAATTTCAGGCAAGGCTTGAGATGATTGACCGTAGTGTCGAGGGCGATGCTATGGTCAACACCTCACCGAAAGCCCCTTTTGCTACAAGCATTTTCGATAAGGTACACGAGTGTGACTATCTCACTTTTGAGCCTAACTGTTTTAGAGTTGGTGGCGATGCCCTCATCGCCCCTGACTCGACCTATTTGAGAAACGGATATGTCAGTTCGGCTATGACCGATGAAAACGGCAATTTCACGGAGATACCTACCCTTGAGTTTGATTTCGTCAAGACTAAGGATTTCGTTGGTATGACCTATGAGTTCGCCACGGCATATCCCACTCAGATTAGGGTGTCCTACTACTATGAGGGTACTCTAAAAGGTCAGTTCATATCTACTCCCAATGGCTTGGAGTTCATAGACGAGGATAACCACATCCCGGACTGCGACAGCGTTAGGTTTGAGTTCCTCTCGATGTCTGAGCCGTTTAGGAGATTGCGTATTTCAAAGATGGTATTTGGTCTTGAGAAAATCTTTAACACAGGTGACATTCTCTCTACAGACCATACCGCAAGTGTTGACCCTATCTCATCGAGTTTGCCGTATGAAAAACTCACGATGAAAGTGACGAACTACGATAAGGACTACAATCCTGATAACCCTCACGGAATGTGGGAGTATTTCGTCAACGGACAGCCGTTGAGAGTTCGATATGGTACGACAGTCGATGGTAAGACAGAATGGGTCGATGCGGCTTACCTCTACATCTCGGATGCTCCCACGGTCGATGGTAAGACTGCTACCTTTGAAGCGACTGATGCGATTTCGTTCCTTACCAATACTTATTATAAAGGATTGTGGAGGAGCGAGGGTATTTCGCTTTATGATTTGGCAGTCGATGTCCTCCACGATGCAGGAATTACCTCGTACAGCATCCCCACATACCTACAGAATGTAATCACCTATGCTCCGATGCCGATTACCACGCATAAAGAGTGTTTGCAGTTGATTGCCAATGCAGGTCGATGTGTTCTTTACACAGGGGTGGATGGAGAGATTACGATGAGGTTACAGTTAAATGCCGATGTGTCTATCACGGATAACGGACACTTTGGGTGGAGTTCTCTTAACGGCATCTACAACGGCGGCTCTAAGGTCGATTACATCACTTTTGAGCCGAACAAGTGGAGAGTCGGCACGAAAAACCTCAACATTGCTCCTGAGAATAGCGAGGAATACCTACCTACAGGCTTTATCAGCGAGGAGCAATCGGATGGTAAGGGTAAGTTCTCAAACCCTCCGAAAATCTTTGTTGCGTACTCGTTACCTGTTTCCTCTTATCAGTTCTCGATAGGATTTGACAGCGTGAACGAAACCTGTGCATCGGATTTCAACCTCATATTCACCAATGGTGAGGAGGTTGTCAAGCGAATTGAGATTAGAGGTAACTCTGAGGTGATGTTCACGTTGAACGAGGAGGTAATTGATTACACCCTTATCACCATCGAAATTCTCTCTACGGACAGACCTTACCACAGGGTGAGAGTCGAGTCTGTGAACGAGGGTAAGGTTACCGATTTCTACCTTGATTTCTCCACGGCTATGCAACCGCCGCAGGTGAAAAAGGCAGAGGAACTCAAGCAGGTTGATGTTACTGTACACTCCTATCACATTGCGAATATACCTGCCGAAATCTACAAGGCTACGGAGGTAGAAATCAATGGTGAAAAAGAGATACAGGTCAATTACGAGATGGCTACCGATGTGGTGGCTACTGTAGAGCGAGGAGAACTTATCTCGGCGGTATATTACGCTGAAACGGCTTTCCTTGTAATCAGAGCCGAAACCACCGTGGACATCGCTGTCAATGGTAAGACATTGATTGATAAGCAGTCGGTCATTACAACCTCGGTCAATAAGAATGGTGAGCCTTGTCCTCTCGACAATCCTCTTGTAACGGATGTGGTGTGGGCGAAAGACCTCGGTGAGTGGGTCGCAAACTACTTAAAGTGTCGTAATAGTTACGAAACATCTTTTAGACAGGATTTCAGACTCGACATCAACGATATTATCTATATCCAATCTGATTTTGAGGAGAACATTCCTGCTCGTATCACTAAGTTACAATACAAACTCCCCGGTCAGCAGGGAGCAATAAGCGTAAGGAGGATGACTTGATGGCTTGGACAACACCTAAAACGGATTGGGTTGATGGTGACTATTTCAACCTCAATCCTGACTACAACAGAATAAAAGGTAACATCGAATACCTCATTGAACTCAGCAAGACGATGTACTCTGAGTATGCGGCCCCTGAGATGGAGTCGGCAGACATTGCAGGTTATCCTAAGGTAGCGTTTTTCAACAACGTGGTCAATGCAACAAAGGCTATTTTGAATAACTGCTACTCTCCGTCCGGCTCTAAGTCTATGAGAATTTACTCAAGCAACGGAGTGGGATGGTCGGCGGCAGAACTTAACGCTATCGAAAATAACCACCTGCTCCTGTACAAAGCCTTTATGGGTCAAAAAGAGGGTATTCGCAGATTACAATTCAAGTTAGGAGGTAACAGATTTGGCAGTTAAACATTATGTGGATGAAATTCCACCTGCGAGTGGTAGAACATATCGCATTGAGGTCAATGGCGATAACTCAAAGATTGTTGACACCACGCAGTATCAGCAAAACGGCACAGGTTTCGGTGCAAACGATGTGAACTGTGCTTGTGTTCTTGAGTGTAATTACTCAAAGAGCGGCACCGTACACAGACTCACTACGGAGAATACCGCAAGTGAAAACATTAAGTTCTTTGCTACGGCGGCTTACAGCAGAGGTGATACATTCACCTTTAACGGAACGGCTGTCACGGCACAGACAACGGACGGACAGGCACTTGATACGAATTTCTTTAAGGCTAACACGGTCGTGGATTGCTTTAAGAGAGGAAATGTCTTGTACTTTGCGAGTTCAAGTAAGTCTATCGTGGATGATGCGACAGGAACAGCGTATCATCTTGGTATAGAAAACGGAATTATGTATATCGAGGAGGACTAAACGATGTCAAAAGTAATGTTTCCAAATTCAGCACAGTTTGACGAGATGAATGTAAATCTCGCAAAGATTGCTAAGGCTGTGGGTGGTCAGGTAGATGTTTCTACTTGGGCAGGAGTACAGAGAGCCGTGAGAATGGGTATCGCCCCTGATATTTTCCCCATCGGCACTCAGTTGCTCGTAAAGCACAGCGTGTACGGCGATATGCTATACGATGTTGTCGCACACAATTATCTCAAGAGCGTTCATAATGAGGATGCTCCCACTATGACACTTATGTGTCACGATGTATTATCGACCGCATTACAGTTTGATGCCCCGGAAGCGTTCTACTACGCAGAAGCAGACCTCCCGGCAGGAACTTATAATTTTACCCTTGCTACAGCCTACTCCTCTTGGGCCGCAGGTACTTATCAGTTCACTACCACTAAGGTATTGCCTAAGGGCGGTCAGTTTACCATCAGCGGATATGCGGATGCGGCGATGACCGCAAGAAGCGTGAAAGCATTTACGAGCAGAACTACCACCACAGTCAGCGAAACTCTCACTATTACAGAGGGTAGCGGTGGTACATCTCTCGGTACTTTCGGTGAGGGTCTTAACCACTCTCAGAGAGTTTCCTATGGTAGCAATAACTACAAGGAGTCTGCTATCAGACAGATGCTCAATAGTTCTGCGGCGGCAGGTAGCGTATGGACTCCTCAGACTAAGTTCGACAGACCTCCGTCTTGGTTGACCTCTACAGCAGGTTTTGCAGGTGGCTTGGAGAATGATTTTATCGCTGTAGTAGGTGATGTGGTGCTTCCTTGTTGTGCTAACACGATTTATGAAGCCCCTGACTCTACTGTCATTAAGGGCGAGAGATATACCCTTAACGATAAATTCTATCTCGCAAGTAGAAAAGAGATTTTCGGTACTGACGATAGCGTTGCGGATGGCTCTGTTCTGTTCCCTTATTACGAGGGTGCTACGAATACAGACCGCATCAAGTATAGAAACGGCTCTGCGGCGAATTGGTGGGTGCGTACTCCTTACGGTGGTCACGCTGACTATGTCCGTGTCGTGTACACGGGTGGTAGTCTGAGCTACGGCATCGCCTCCACTGCCTGTTACCTCGCCCCCGCTTGCACCATCGTGTAATCCCCATAATCTGCCCCGTTAGGGGCAGTACAAGAATGAAAACAAAGGAGGAAAAGGTCAATGAGTGTAAGAACAGGTGACCGTAGTGAGGGTACTCTCGGTGTTCTTAATGAGATAAGAATACTCGGAGATTATACCATCCAAATTTGCAAATCCGAAAAGGTTTTTCCAAAATCCTCTCGATGGGTAATGGCTAAGCCTATCGTAGATGAGTGTATATCTGCTCTGACCTGTGTACGCAGGGCTAATGCAGTATTCGTTCAGACCAAACTCGATTACGAATATCGTAGAAATCAGCAGGTACAGGCTCATAGCCACTTGGATGCTATGCTCTCGCTCGTTGACCTTGCCTACAATTCATTCTCGATTGAGTCTAAGCGGATAGAGTATTGGACAGGTCTTATCCTTAAAGCAGATGACAGGCTCAAGGCTTGGATGAAATCTGACAAGGAAAGATATAAAAACATAGGGTAATAACTATTTATCAGCGAGTCTGCGGCGAATTGGTGGATGCGTACTCCTAACGGTGGTAACGCTAACAATGTCCGTAACGTGAACACGGATGGTAGTCTGAACAACAACAATGCCAACAATGCCAATTACCTCGCCCCCGATTGTGAGATTGTCCGTTTCAAGTAGCCGTTTGGCAAAAGCAGTACGCTCACACAAGGAGTTGTTGTCCTATCTCCGCAAGGAGAGAATGATTTAGGTGACACAAGCACCTTACGAGGTGGTCTTTGTTATATGCACCTATGACCCCATTATTATATGGAATATTTCGATAAAGCAATCGAATTTGGTAATCTGTACAAAGGCTTAAAGAAATCCTGTCGCAACGTGCGATGGAAAGATAGCGTAGTCGGCTATGAAGCCAACGGCTTGAAAAATACATACCTGTTACGGCAGGATTTACTGAGCGGAAAGTACAAAATCAGTCCTTACCAATGCTTTACAATTTACGAGCCTAAGAAGCGTGAGATTGTAGCCACGAGAATAAGAGATAGGCAATTTCAAAAGGCTCTCTGTGACGGAGGTCTTTATGATGACATCACCGAGCATCTTATTCACGACAACGGAGCGTGTCAGACCAACAAGGGAACGGACTTTACCCTTGACAGACTGACCGCCCACCTGCGTAGATACTACAATGAACACGGAACTCAGGGTTGGGTCTTAAAGTGTGATATTAAGAAATTCTTTCCCTCCACACCTCACGAGATGGCAAAGGAAGCCATCACAAAGCGAGTGTCCGATGAAAGAGCAAGACAGGCGGTATGCAATGTCATTGACTCTTTCGGAGGAGATGTAGGTATAGGTCTTGGGAGTCAAATCAGTCAGTTGGTCGAATTGGCTGTCCTCGATGACTTAGACCATTATATAAAGGAAAGATTACATATCAAACACTACCTCAGATATATGGATGATTTCCTACTCATCCACCCTGACAAGGAGTATTTGCAGGAGTGCCTAACTAAAATTCGTGAGTTGGTTGAAGCCAAAGGTTTAGAACTGAACAAGAAAACCACGCTATATCCTCTGCGACAGGGTGTTCGGATGATGAATTGGCGGTTTGTGCTGACCGATACAGGTCGCATCCTCCGCTATATGAATAATAAGAAACTCGGTAAGCAGAGGAGGAAAATGCGTAAACT